ACTATCCTACTAACGACCAATGTATCTACGATCTTACTCATGTCGATACAGTCTGTCTTCAGTAGTCGGTTGATCACTGGTGCATCAAAGCCTATCCCGTTGTGGAAGACTAGGGTATGTACGCCACTGACGTATAGCAAGAACCTATCCCTCTCCTCCTCTATATGGCTGACGTTAAGGAAGGTGTTCGTCTCTCCTGTGTCGATGTCCTCAGTACAGATGACCCATATACGTGTAGCAATCAGGTCATCCGTCTCTATGTCTAAAGCTACCCGCTTACTGTGTTCCCTCATCATCGTCATCTTCGTCGTCCCCATCTGGGTTAAGTAGTACGTGTATCATCATCTCTAGTACATGGATAGGCCAGAACACTGAGTCCATCGTGACGTTAAGGCTACTGTATTCCTTTATGTTCCTGAAGTGGATTACCGTCATCTGGTGGATGTTATAAAGGAATGCACCCATAGTGTAGAGGATGATTGCTACATAGATCATTGGTTACCTGCATACTTCTCAGCTAGGGTGAAGGTATCGGAGTTGAAGAACAACTGTCCTGCAAATCCCGTAGTGCCTGTCGGCCTGTTCTTTAATACCAACAATTCCGTGGTGTTACGTGCATCATTATCCTCTGACATCTGGTCCCTCTTAAGCTTGATTACAACGGAGGCCCGCTTACCAATCATACGACAGTCACGTATAGCCCCATCATCATTCTCGTGGGCAATGGTTACGATACCTACGTTAAGCTCAGCGGCTAGTCGTGATAGCTTAGTAGATAGCTGCGACAAGAACTGTTAGACACTCTCATCTCCTTGTCTTGAGTAGGCTAGGTCTTGGATAGGTTCGAAGAAGATGTACTGTACACCACAGGCTTGCGACAAGAACCTGATACGTTCCAGTATCTCAAGAGGATCTTCGTCTACCCCTATGGTAAACTGATAGAGGTTCTCCTTCTCAGTCATAGTACGTACAGCATCATCAACCTCAGTCTGGTTAGTGATCAAGTCCTTACGTGTTACGTTCTTGTCCAAGAGGTATGAGGCCAGGCCTAGTAGACCACGCTTCTTCACCTCTTCCATGTGACAGATAGCGATAGGTACATCCTCATGCTTCATCAGTAGGTTGTACTCTAGGTAACGCATGAACTCCGTCTTACCGATACCTTCAGGTGCTTGGAATACTGTGAAGTGACCACGCATAAGGCCAAGGATCACATCGTCTAGTGCTTGGATACCCGTAGATAGGTAGCTGCTATCATCTTCGTCGTGAATGATAGAGAGGAACTGTTCAGTCGTATTGAAGATGTTCTCAGGGATATACTTCTGTGCATTCCACCATGCGTTGGAGTAATCCTTAGCTGCACCTGCTTGCAAGAACTCGTTAGCATCCTTGTACTTGTCGTGAGGTACATTGTATACCCTGTTTGGGAAGATGTTAGCCAGCTTCTGTGCGACACCATCCGACTTACCATCACTGTCGAAGGATAAGTATATCTTCTCGAAGCTATCCAACCAATCCTTACACTTCTCAAAGAGCTTACCTGAGGGTGTCGCTGAAGGTAGGGATACGACAGGATACTTAGAGCCTAGCATCTGGTAAGCAGACATAGCATCTAGCTCACCCTCTGTGATGGTCACTGCCTTAGCACAGCCAGCATTGAACTTGTCCATACCAAAGAGTTCATCTGTCTTGAAGCCTGGCTCAGTACGGAAAGACTTGGGTAAGGTACGTGTCTTCTTGCCACCATGAGGGTAGACATACTCCTGCTTAACAGGTTCCCCATTAGCATCTATGTATGTCAAGCAGTTGTAGTACTGCATCACATCCTTGTTGATGTCACGATACCCTCTCACTACTGGTGTCAAGATACTCTCAACGACAGACAATGTAGTAGGGGAGTTAGCCACCTTCATCTCCTTCTTGATAGCGAAGACAGTAGGATACTTCTCACTAGCCCAAGGTAGTAGTGTATCCTTACAGCTAGGATACTTACGTTCACATGAGTGACACTTACCATAACCCTCTGTGTTGTAGCTGAAGGCATCTGTTGAGTAGCATCCATCATACGGACATGGTTGACGAGGTAGTTCAGACATCTTGATAGCCTTTCCTTAGAGTAAGGTATATGGAGGGTGGCAGGACAAGCCTGAGGGTACAGGCATTCTCACTACCTGTCAACCCCCTCTCTTGAAGAGATTGTAGATGACTGTGATGACTAGATCAAAGCGACACAGGACTACGATAGTAAGGATGAGGTAGACGACACCACTAGAGTGATCCATAGAGATACCCCTTTGCTACCTGATCCTCAAGATAAAATAGATCATCCTCAGCCTGGCCCATGAGAGCCTCGCTAGATAGCCAATCAGCTTCTGCTATGGCTGAGGTAAGGTGACCCCTGATGCTGCTTGTAAGGCGCTCCTGCTGCCTCTCCGTGCCATGTCCTACCAAGTGCATATCTTTTCGGGTTTCAGTCATTCTCTTTCTCCAGTTCAGCCAGCACAATACGGGCGCGAGTGCCGAAAGGGGATTTGTAAACGGCAGCATAAAACCGCAGCGTTTCCACCGCCTTGGCGAGTTTGGTTTCAAGATCACTCACCAAGTCTCGATATTCAATTTTGGCAAGATCATGGCCCGTCATCATAGCTTCATCCCGCTCACGCTCCAACTCTTCGATGCAATCGGCGGCGTCATTCCAGCCCTGCAAACGCAGTGCTTCGATCAGATCGTCACTCATTCAAAGCACCCCTCTGCTGCCATGTCATGCACTAGGTTGGGGAAGGAATCAAAGTCATGCAATACCTTCCCATTCTTATGTGCTACATACCCTTGCGACCAATCAAACTTAAACTCCCACCCTGCGAAGGAGTAAGACTTACCCACTTCGAAGTGATCCATAGCCGACATGATCTGTCCACGTGTCATTCCAAATCCTCCTGTTCAACGTCAAGTTCTTCAGCGACCCAAGCCATAGCCGTGCAGATATCATTCCATTCGTCGTCGTTCTCTGGCGTCATCTTTCCAATGGCAGTCCAGATAGTGTTAAGCCAAGAGGCTTTGTTACCATAGGTTAGCATTCGTCAGACCCTCCCACTATCCACGCATCTAGCGCAGCACTAAGTTTCTGATGGTAGTAGCTCACTTGCTCCACCTCCCACTTTACATCCTCACCACGACAAGTTGCATGGTAAAGGTTAGTTGCTTGCTCGTGTACTTCCCTTGCCATCAGCACTATCTGATAGGCCTTAGCGTCATGCTTGTATGTCATTGCCTTATCCTTCCCTTGTATAGCGTGTTAGTTCACGCACGTATTGCACACGGCTCTCAGGATATTCCACAGCCACCAAGTCCCAAGCTTCATACTTGTTCTCTGCATCCAGCTCTACACTAAAGTCCTCGCCTAGTTCATCCATCAGTATCACATGAAACTTAGCCATTGCCTTACTCCTTGTTT